GTGGGATACGTGAGACCTTCATCGGGCAGCTGGATGGGAACATATAATGATGGACGGGATGGGGATGCCATTACCGTCTTCCCCGGTCAAATCGTTGCGGTCACGGTTGGAGCCGGAGGAAACGGGGGCGACGGCGGGTACTCCCAATTTATGGATGATAGACATCGAGCTGAGGGAGGTAGATGCGTTAAGGTTAATCTCCATGGCGGGAATGGTGGGTCCGGCGGAAGTGGCGAGGACGAGTCCTCTTCCGTTTACGGAGGTAATGGTGGCTCTGACGGTTTACCGGGTGGTGGTGTCTATCGGGGGGAAGGCCAAAATCATACCACCAGGGATTTCGGTGAGCCTTCCGGTAAGAGAAACGCTGGAGGAGGAACCGGTTGTTCCCATAGGATGAAGGAATATCATGGCGGTGAAAGCGATTATGAGGAAGGATCTGGAGAGAGCTTTAACCGTCGCCAAGATTCCTACGTGGGAGGAAAAGGCGGTGGTGGCTACGGCGGTGGAGCTGGAGGCACTTTTGGCAATAATGCTTCAACAAGAGGCGGTGACGGCACGGTCGTTATCCGGTATTGGGCGTATGAGGAATAATTAAAAATGTAATGATATGATTTATTTAGTACTTATTTCAATGTTGATTATTGCCTCCTACACGGCGGCAGTGTGTATTAAACAAAAGGGTGTTCTGGCTTCGATCTCGGCAACCTTTTACAGGCTGGAGCATAAGAACTGGTTCATGGCGACCACGTGGCTTACCGCCGGATTGTTGATGCCGGCTATCTTGGAGGTATCTAGGCCGGACACCGAGTTCCTGGCGTTCCTCGCCTGCGCCGGCATGTTCCTTGTCGGTGCCGCCCCCAACTTCAAGGAGGATTTCGAGGGGGATATCCACGAGTTAGGGGCCATATGCTGTATTGTGGGCTCACAATTATGGGTGATGTTCAACTGCCCTTGGTGCCTGCTGGTATGGGTGGCCTACGTGGTCTATACTATCGTGATGATGACTCGGCACGTGTCAGATAGCGTTATCGCGGATTTCTACAGGACGAAGCCTATGTTCTGGGTGGAGATCGCCGCTTTGCTGGCTACCTATATGAGTGTGTTTATCTTGATTTAATCGCTGTTTAAACGATGGTTATTTACAATCAGGCAGGAGACGTTTTACTTGACATCCCGGTGGACGATGACAGCTATCGTTACCGGGCGATAGCGCAAGCGAAGAAGATCGAACTTCATTACTCGCTTCCGGGACACGTGGAAGTCCCAACGGGCTCTTATATAGAGTTCCAAGGTGAGCGGTACACATTGTGGTACCCCGAGAATTTCGAGAAAAAAGGGACACGGATCTTCGATTATACTGTCACCTTCGGCGGCAACGAGGAGATCCTGAAGAAGTACAAATACAAGTTGCTCTCCGATAAGCCCTACAAGCTAAAGTTCGTCATGACGGCCACTCCGAGGATGTTCGTGGAGTTGTTGGTTGACAATCTCAATCTCTATGACTCCGGCTGGACGGTCGGCACGGTGATCGAGGCCCCGGAGAAACTGTTGTCGTTCAACCATGAGAAATGCTGGGCTGTATTGGGGCGTTTGGCCGAGGAGTTCGACACGGAGTTCGAGATCGTGGGCAAAACTATCAACCTCCGCAAGGTGGAGTATTACAAGGACGCTCCTCTAAAGCTATCCTATGGCAAGGGAAACGGTTTCCTTCCGGGTGTCGGTCGTGCTAACCAAGGCGACAACCTCCCCGTGGAGATATTGTACGTGCAAGGCGGCGAGCGGAATATCGATTACTCGGCCTATGGCAGCCAGACATTGTTGTTACCCAAGTCACAGGAGCTGGAGTACCAAGGCCGACGGTACAAGACCGATCCGGATGGGATGTATGTCACTCGTGCGGACAGGCCCCTTTCCTCTTATAATGAGGACAGCTACGACGCCAGCGATATATATCCATCCCGGGTCGGTACGGTGAGCAAGACCGACACGGAGCCGGGCGAGGACACGGACGGGAACGATGTCACGTTCTACAACTTCTATGACTCATCGGTTCCCGCCAACCTCAATTTCGAGGATTGCCTGATCGCCGGCCAGACCATGACCGTGATCTTCCAGACAGGCCGTCTTGCGGGCCGTGAGTTCGACGTGAAGTACGTGCATGACGGTCGTAAATTCGAGATCGTCTCGTCCGAGCAGGATGGCATGACGCTGCCGAACGCCTCCCTGTATCCGGAGGTCGGCGACAAGTACGCCGTTTTCAACATATCCCTTCCCGCCGCCTACGTATGCGACAACGCCACCAAGACCGGGGCGAGCTGGGACATGTTCCGGGAGGCGGTACGCTACCTGTACGAGCGTGAGGAGCGGCAATTCGCGTTCAGCGGAGAACTGGACGGCATATGGGCCAAGAGGAATTGGTTGGCGATCGGCGCCAAGCTGGTACCCGGCGGTTATGTCGATTTCAGCGATCCCCAGTTCCAGCCGGACGGTATCCTGATCCGGATCACCGGGGTGAGGGATTACATCAATAGGCCCCACAGTCCGGAGCTTGAGCTATCCAACACACCAGTAGGCGGTTTCCTGTCCGATGAGCTGGGAAAGCTGGAGAGCGAGGAGGTGGCGAACGAGACACGGCACAAGCAGGCCGTATCGTTCACCCTTCGCCGTTGGCGTGACGCGGTGGAGATGCAGGGGATGCTTGAACGGGCCTTCAAGGATTACGGCAAGGGGCAGGCGATGTCATGGCTTCGCACCATGTCGGTATTGGTGGGGCATGAGTCGTTGCAGTTCCGTTTCGTCAACCGTATTCCCACGGCGGACGGGCAGGCGGTCACCGAGGTGGATCATTCCTTTACCTACGACGCGGCGAGGAAAGTGCTTTCAACCCCCTCCGGGATCTTGCAGCACATGACGTTGGGTATAGACTCTCTCGCCCCCTCCCACAAGGTGACCGAGTATAAGTACTGGAACATGGCGGCCTATACGTCTCCCTATCTGGGGGATGACACGGAGGCCATGTACCTGTACGCCCGCTGCGCCAAGTCGGGATCGGCGGGCACGTTCTTGTTGAGCAAGGAGCCGATGGACTTGGACGACGGCTCGTATTACAACCTCCTTTGCGGAGCCTTGAGTACAGAGGTGGACGGCCAGCGTAGTTTCTCCACGCTTTACGGCTTCAGCGAGATAGGCCCGGGATGGATGCGGCTGAACAAGATCATTAACATGGACGGTACGCAGTATTGGGACATGCTCTCCAAGGCGTTCCGGATCGGTGATGACAACGCTTTCCTCTCATACGACCAGCGAGACGGTCTCGTGTTGAAAGGCAGTATCTACCAATCGCCCTCCGGCGAGATCGACTATCCGGAGGTGGATCGGGGCGCTTACTCCGATAAGTCCGTCTATTACCCCGGCGACAAGGTATCTTACGATGGTAACGTGTATAAGTGTATATCCCAAACCACGCCCGGAATAACCCCCGATGACACGAGGCACTGGAAAAAACTCGTGGCGAAAGGCTCGAACAGTTTCAAGAGCACGGTGTTCATCCGCACGAACGCCACGCCCGCCGTCCCCGTTGGCGGCTCGTACGCCTCCCCATTGCCGACCACGGCGGGATGGAGCGACGGGATACCGTCCGGCGAGGCGATACTGTGGGCCTCCACCCGGATCTTCTCGTCGGACGGGAAGGATCCACAGCAAGCGGCGTGGACGACCCCGAGGCAAATGACGGACACGGCCGATTTCGACGTGGAGTTCTCATCCGTAGCGAACCCGTCGGCCCCAAACGGTCATCCTAATACCAATACCCAGTGGAGCGACACCCAAAGTACGGACACGATCTGGATGGCCACCAGCACCAAGAGAAACGGGGTATGGAGCGCATGGAGCGTATCCAAGATCAAGGGGGAGGAAGGCAAACCGGGAAAGGACGGGATAGACGGCACGGATGGCGAGGACGGGAAAGACGGCGATCCCGGTCCCCGTGGCGATCGTGGCCCCCGCTGCACCTACCGTGGCGATTACGACTCAAGCACTACCTATAACGCCAGCTCCAAGATTACCGATATCGTATCGATCAAGAATAGCGATGGCACCCGCACGTATTATGTGGCGAAGGTGGATGATAACG